AGTCGGAACAGATGCTACCTCTAGCAATAACTTTACCATCTATCAACCAGCAACACCTGATGGAACATTAAGGATTGGTGTCGGTAATGCAGATAGTCCTACAGAGGTAGGGCGATTTACCAGTGCTGGATATAAGCCAGCTACTGCTCCAGCATTTAGTGCAACAGTATCAACAAGTCAAACAGTAACTTCTTCTACATTTACAAAAGTGCAATTTCCAGTAGAAGATTTTGATACTAATTCTAACTATGATAATTCAACAAATTACAGATTTACACCAACAGTTGCTGGTTATTATCAAATTAATTCTAATGTTTCAGTTAATGACAATAATGGAACTGCATGGATAATGATATATAAAAATGGGTCAGTATATATTGCTGGTTCTCGAGTGCTTACAGACTTATCTGTAATAGCCAATAAAATTAGTCAGGTAGCTGGATTAGTATACCTAAATGGTTCTACAGATTATGTTGAAATATATGTGTACCATACCACATCTCCAAACACTACTCTTAATAGTAGTCCAGCATATTGTAGGTTTTCAGGAATTTTAGTACAACAAGCATAAGGAAATAAAATGACACTTTACGAAAAAATAACAACACTTTACCCAGACCTAACTGATGCAGACTTTGCTCCTGATACAGGTACAATCATGCTTCAGAATGATAGCGATGGTAAAGGTGACTACATCAAAGAATGGAATCACCCTACATTAGCTCAACCTACACAGGAACAACTAGACGGAGTTCAGTAATGACCATTAGTATAAAACCCACAGCATCTGGTTCAACGATAGAGCAAGACGGAAGTGCTATATTATCTATAGATGCAAGTGGTAATTTAACTGTTCCTAACAATTTATCTGTTACAGGCACAGCACCTATTCCTGATGCCTTATCTACTGCTACTGGTTCTGCTCCATCTTATTCATTAAGAGCATGGGTTAATACTGATGATAATGGTTCTATTAGAAATAGTGGAAATGTATCAAGTGTTACAGATAATGCGACAGGTGATTTTACTGTTAACTTTACTACAGCATTGCCATCTAATTATGCTTGGTCTGTTGGTAGTAATATTTCATTAGCACAATACACAGGATACCCAGTATTAAAAACAAGTTCATCTGTTCCTACCTTATATACAACAAGTGCTTTTAGATTTCACACAGTAGAAAGTTCTACTGGTGGAGTAAGAGATGTTACTTATATTTGCTTAATGTTCATAGGATAATTAATGTTTGGCATAACTGCATTTTCTCAATCACCTTTTAGTACACTAGGTGCAGGTGCTATATTATTAGGTCAAGCTAATATTACTGCTGATGCTACTCTTGTATCTACTGCTGTAAGATTAAGAACATCATCTGGTGCTATTACTACAAATGGTATATTAGAGTCTAATGGCATACTGATTCTAAATGGTGTAGGTAATATCAACGCATCTAGTACAGTAACCATAGATGCTACAAGAATAGCAACAGTCACTGGTGTAATTAATGGAACAGCAAGTGCATCTGTTACTTATTTACGAATAAGAACTAATAGTGGTGCTATTGCAGGTTACGCATTATTTGATGCAGAAGGGTTCTCTCTAGCAGTTGCTAGTAGTTCTATCTTCTCTAATGTCAGTGTGACAGCTAACGGATTCAGTGAAGCATACGCTACAGCAAGTATAGATGGTGATGCCACTGTAAGTGCATTAGGCGGATTAGTTGCAGATGGAGATGGCAATATTAATGCAACAGCATTAACAGAATGTTTAGCAAATGCTACATTTAGTGGTGATGCAATTATAAACTCTAATGGAACAATAACTGCGTTAGGTTATGTTCTAGGTGAAGAATGGTCAGATAGTGCAGTAGGAACAGAAACATGGTCTACTGTATCATCTGGAAACGAAGTATGGGTGGAAGATACACCTGAATCAAACACATGGTTACGACAAGGATAAAACATGGCAAAAACCAAAATATCAGAATACGATTCAACCGCAGCTAATAATACCGATGTAGATGGTATTAATATTGCTGAATCATGTCCGCCTTCAGGCATTAACAATGCTATTCGTGAGGTGATGGCACACTTAAAAGACTGGCAGTCTGGTGTTAGCGGTGACAAACTACCGATTGCTTCTGGTGGTACAAATGCAGGAACAGCAGCCGATGCTAGAACAAATTTAGGTTTAGGTGCATTGGCAACATTATCAACAGTAGACACAGCACAAATAGATAATGATGCAATTACTACAGCTAAAATATTAGATGCTAATGTTACTAATGCAAAAATGGCAAATGACTCTGTTGATACTGCTCAAATAGTTGATGATGCTGTTACAACTGCAAAAATAGTAGATAATGCTGTTACTGCTCCAAAAGTAGCAGGTGCAAATGGAACTTCTGGTCAATTATTACAATCTGATGGCGATGGAACAATGTCATGGGTTAGTGTTGATACTGGCGGTCTTGGGGTTAGTCAAACATGGCAAATTGTAACTGGAAGCAGATCATCAGGAACAACATATACAAATAGCACAGGAAAGCCAATTCAAGTAATGATAACAACTTATAAAGTTGGAAGTTCATCACCAACAAACTTTTATGTTGGTGGAGTAAATATTGGTTACACTGATGGAGTTGGTACAAATGATGTAGGTAATTATACAACTACTTCTTTTATTGTTCCAGATAGTACAACTTATAGTGCTAGTGGAGATTTTCAAGTTTGGGCTGAATTGCGTTAGGAAATTAAATGGCAAATCAACGAATACAGTTTGAAGAATGGCTACCTGACCAACCATCAGTCACATCACTACGAGATGCAAAAAATGTATATCCTACTTCTATAGGTTATGCACCTTTTTCTAATGCAGAAGATTTTTCTGGAAACGCTACTGAAAACTTAAACTCTGTATTTGGTTCTAAATATGGTGATGAGGTAGCTATCTTTGCAGGTGGTGGAACTAAACTGTTTAAACTAGATGCTACAGACTTGTCTTTAGATGATGTATCTAAATCAGGCGGATATTCTGGAAACACATGGCAATTTGTACAGTTTGGTGGAGTTGTAATTGCAGCTAATAACCAAGCTAAATTACAGTCATGGACGATTGGTTCATCATCAGCATTTGCAGACCTAGATGCTAATGCACCTGTTGCTAAATATGTCACTGTTGTGCGTGACTTTGTGGTTTCAGCTAACATTGGTGCAGGAACAAGCACTAACAAAGTACAGTGGTCAGATATTAATGATGAAACTAATTGGGTATCTGGAACAACATCACAATCAGATTATCAGATTATCCCTGACGGTGGTAACATTACTGGTTTAACAGGTGGTGAAATTGGACTTGTGTTTTTAGAAAAGTCTATCGTGCGTATGAGCTATTCTGGATCGCCATTATTCTTCCAGTTTGACACTATATCAAGAGGATTAGGTTGTTTAGAAGGTAACTCTATTGCACAATATGGTGCTACATCATTCTTCTTGTCTGATGATGGTTTCTATAAATGCGATGGTCAAATAGTTACAGGAATTGGCACAGAAAAAGTAGATAGATATTTCTTTAACGATGCAGACTTAACAGACCTAGACTCAATGTCAGCATCTGTAGACCCTATTAAAAAGTTAGTGGTATGGAACTATAAAAATGTGGACGGTGGTCGTAGTATTCTTGTTTATAACTGGCAACTTAACAAATGGTCAAGAGTAACCACAACCACTACAGGTGTAGGTAGTATTACTACAACTGGTTATACACTAGAAGGTTTAGAAGTAGTATTAGGATATACTAATATTGACACATTACCTGCATCATTAGATGACCGATTATGGGTTGGTGGTAAGTTCTTATTTGCAGGTTTTAAAGATGCAAAAATTGTGACCTTTACAGGCTCTACATACAATTCTGAATTAATTACACCAGATTTAGAAGTAGGATATAACTCTGTAGCAACATTAGTTAGACCACAAATAGATAATGGTAGTGCAACTATTAAAGTCGCATCAAGACGAGAACTAGACGATAACATACAATTTGGTTCATCTGTAACTACATCATCTGAAGGTCGTGCAAGTATTCGTAGTGCAGGTCGTTATCATCGTTTCTCTATTAGTCCTACTGGTAACTGGACAAACGCAACCTCTATTGATGTAGACTTTAAGCAACAAGGTAACCGATAATGTCAAATCAGTTTCGTAGACTGCAACCACAGTATGCAGATACTCGTGAAATTGCAGAGGTAACTAACCAGATACTAAACGGTAAAACTAATAACACTGGTACATTTGATTTAGATACAAGTTGGGCAATTACTACAACTATCTATAATGAAAGAATCTCTACAGACTCTAAAATATTATTAGTTCCATTTAGTGATGCAGCAGAAACCTCTACAGCACCTTATGGCGAGTTTACTAAAAACACAGACCAGTTAGCACCAAGTTCAGGTAACACAGCAGTGGTTGAATGGACTACAGAACATGAGCTAAATGGTATGTATTTAGATGGAGTCAATACATCAAGAATATATGTTAGAAACGATGGCATATATAAAGCATTATTTTCTCTACAATTAGCAAACGCTAATAACGATGCAGAATATGCAGATGTATGGTTTAGAGTCAATGGCAGTGATATTGCTGACTCTGGAAAAAGATTTGGTTTACCTGCAAGAAAGTCTACAGGTGACCCATCTCATTTAACTGGAACTGCAAGTCATGTATTAGATTTAAATGCAGGTGATTATATTGAAGTAGCAGGAGCAACATCTTCTAGTGATGTCTCTTTAGAGCATTTTGTTGCCACACCAACAACACCTTACACCAGACCTGCAATACCATCTGCACAAATTAACATTACATACATTGCACCGTTTAGTATGGATAATGTATATGTATCAGCACAGCAAAAAGGACAAGCTACAGTGAGTCACTTTGCTAACAATACATCGAATAAAACATATGGATATGTTATAATAGGGTAGTATATTTTACAAGGTTTTGACTATGGAAACCAATCTTTTTGTAGTTCCTACAACACATATCCATCAATTCTGGCATCTTGCTGAAAAACATTTACAAAGAGCTATAGACACTGGCAACGGTGAATTTACTATAGACCAATTAAGACAATTTGTAGCACAAGGTAATTCTGTATTACTGCTTGTTATGAATGGTGATAAATGTGAATGTGCATTTACTGTGCAATGGGTCATGTATCCTAATGACAGAGTTGCATATATTACCTATATCGGTGGTATGACAAATCAAAAATGTTGGGAACAATTCTTAACATGGGTAAAAAACAACGGTGGGACTAAAGTTCAAGGTTCTACTGCAAAAGAAGGCATCGTCAGATTATGGCGAAAGAAATTTAAATTAGAACCTAAATATACACTAATGGAGTTAAAATTATGATTTACGATTATTTCCCAGAGTTAGATGGCAATCAGTCTATCGACAATGGTAAAATGGGCAGACAGCTATTTAAAGGCGGTGGAGGCGGTGGTGGCAGTACACAGACTACACAAAACCAACTAGATCCTACTGTTCGTCCCTTCGTTGAGTACGGACTTTCTGAAGCAAAACAACTATACCAATCAGACACTCCACAGTATTACCCATACCAAACCTATGTAGACCCAAGCCAACAAACGCAACAGGCATTACAGGCTGCACAAACAAGAGCATTAGCTGGTAGTCCATTAGTACCTGCTGCTCAACAACAACAATTAGCTACAATACAAGGTCAAAATTTAGGTTTAAATCCATACTTTGCTAACGCACTACAAGGTGCTGCAGGGGTTGCTACTACACAGTTCCAAGATGCTCTTAAAAACATTGCATCTCAAAGCTCACAAGCTGGTCGTTATGGTTCTGGTGCTATGGCTGACTTACAATCTCGTGCATCTACAAACCTAGCTAAAGAACTTACAAGCAGAGCTGGTGAATTAGCATACCAAAACTATGCGGCTGAAAGAGCAGCACAAGAAAGAGCAATACAGCAAGCACCTGCAATGGCACAAGCTGATTACCAAGATATTCAACAGTTGCTCAATGTGGGTCAAACAGCAGAAGATTATCAAAAACAAGCACTAGAATCAGATATTGCTAGATTTGAATTTGAACAAAACTTACCATACACTAAACTACAATCTTATCTATCTGCTGCATACGGTGCTCCTATGGGTCAAGTCTCTACTACAACTCAATCAGGAGGAGGTAAGTAATGGGTGCTCCAGTATTGGTTGGTGCAGGTATAGGTGCAATATCTTCTTTAGCTACAGGTAGAAACCCATTACAAGGTGCATTATTAGGTGGTGTTACTGGTGGTGCATTTGGCGGTTCTACAGGGTTTGGTTCTGGTTTTACGGAAGGTGGCTTATTTAATTTAGGTTCATCTACATTATCATCTATACCAGAAATAGCTACAGAAGGTGTTGCACAATCTGCTATGACATCAGGAGCTCCATCGTCATTATTAAGTGGTGGTGGTCTTAATGTAGATATGGCATTAAATCCAATGAATATTGGAATGGGGGGGACTACAGCAACACAAGCAGGTTATCAAGCAGCTAGCCCATTTGGAAGTGTATTAGATATTCCAGAAACTGCAGCTGCAAGTGGACTATCAACTGGAGGAGGCTATGTTCCATCTCCAACAGAATTAGAAACTGCTGCAAATATTAATCAATTTGGAGGATTAACTGCAACTCCAAAAACTGGATTATTAGAAGATATTGGAACTACTGCATACGAAGGATTATCTGATATGAATACTATGGATCAAGTTCAGTTAGCACAAATGGGAATTGATTCAATGACACCAGAAGAGCAACAAATGGCAGAGGTTCAAATGGCAAGAATATCTCCACCTAAACAACCTAATGTTGGAGAGCCTTTGGCTATTAATATGCCAAGAAGAACATTTAGAACAAGATTCGCATAAGGAAAAATTATGGCAATTAAATTAGAAGACTTTATACCATCAGGGACTAATATCTTTGGTGCAAGAACACCTACTTATTTAGAAGGTTTGATTACACCAGATCAATTAAAAAAAGCACAACAACAATCGTTGTTTCGAGGCTTGTTAGGAACTGCTGTAGGATATCTTGCTCAACCTAAAAACCAAATGTATGGCTCTGCTGTTCCTTATTTAGCTAAAGGTTATTTACAAGGTATGGAATCTGCACAAGAACCATTTTCTAATTTAGAAAAAGATGTGCTTATGAAAGAGAAATTTGCTGAAATTTCAAGAGAAAAAAAGCAAAGGGAAGCATTAGATAAAGTATTATCTTCTGGAGGTTTATATAAAACTACAACAACAGGTGGAGAGCCAACAACTCCATATAAGCCAGTTATGCAAAATGGTGAAGCAGTTGCTCCAAGTTTTACACCTCAAAAATATACACCACAAACTACTACATATGATTTTGATTTAAGTCAAATAAATAAATTAATTGAAAGTGGAAACATTAGTGCTGCAAATACATTAATGGATTTAGAAACAAAACGAAGAACACTAGGTTTAAAAAATGCTGGAAAATTATTATCAGATGATGAAGCTAAACTTTTAGGATTAAGGATAGATAAAAATCAAAAATACTTCTATAACAAAGAAGGTAAGCCTGAATTAATTCAAGGTCAAATGTTAACTGATGCAGAGTTAAATGCTAAACAAGACCAGTATAATGTAGAAGTTGATGAAAGAGGTGTATTTTACATACCAAAAGACCCAACTGCTAAACTAACCATATTACAAGCAACTGAAGGTGGAGCTGTTCCAGCTCCTTACTATACTAAATTTAAAGAGTATAAACCAGACCTTCCTCAAAAAGAAGAAATAGATGCTGCATATATGTCATTAAAAGGATTTGGTGTTGATAACAACATTTCTGCTAGTGCCGCACCTGTGGTAAGAGATAGAGCAAAAGACTTGATGAAAAAATATAAAGCAGGAACTGGTAAAGAAATTAGCTTTACTCAAGCTGTTGAGATTATTACAAAAGCTGCAAATAAAACTGGTGCTTTTGATTATAAGAATATAAATGAGTTTATATCGGAAGAGTTTCCAATTAATATTGATTTTGATGTTGATGGTAAACCAATGATGTTTGATGGTACAAATTGGAGATATGTAGAATAATGACAACACTAGGCTCAATAGTTCCTCAAGATAAAATAAGAACAAATGCAATTATTGTTAAGCCAGAAGAGGAAGAAAAACAAATAGATGAAAATATTGTTCCTCAAGAAAAGATAGGAGAAAATAAACCTACTTCTATTATGGGTGATGTTGTTCCTCAAAGTAAATTAGGTGATATAAAAACGCCTGTTATTATTGGGGATGTTGTTCCAGAAAATAAACAACCAGTATCCCCAGAAAAAATGAAGACTGCTTCTACATGGGATAAATTTATGTATGGTATTGAAAGCAATCTTCGTGCTGAAAAATTAGGAGAAGTTATTCAGTCATATTTTCCTATCAATCCTAATGCTGTTCCAGATGACAATCAATATTATGATAAGTCTGAAATATCAAAACTTTACAATATGAAAGATGACGAGTTAAATCTTTCTTCATTAATATCTGACCAAAAACCTAAAACAGCAGTACAAAAAAGATTAGAATACTACAAAAACAAAAGAGAAAACTATCTTAATAAAGCATATGCAGAACTTACGCCAGAAGAAAGACAAAGTGGTGCTGCTGTTGCTGGTGAAATAGTAGGTTCTTTGGTATCTCCAGAGACATTTGTTCCATTAGAAAAGTTATTTAAAATACAATCAGGAATAAAAGGCGTTTCTAAATTTGCAGGTATATCTGGTATATGGGGTGCAGAGTATTCTTTAGTAGACCAATTAGCAGAAACTGGAACAGTAGACCCTAAACAACTTGGTAAAGATACTGCTATTGCTGCAGTTAGTGGCGGTGCATTAAAAGGAGGTATTGACCTTGTTGGTAAAGGTTACAACCTAATAAAATCAAGACCTAAAAAATACAACTTTGATGATTTAGATAAAGCAGAAAAACTAGTTGGTGATATGGAATATAATGCTGCAGTAGCATTTAGAAATGGTATGAAACAAAAAGACATTCCTAATTATGTAAAATCTAAATTAAGATTAAGTGAACAAGACTTTAACAAAGCTATTACTTTATCTACAAAAAAGTTTAATCCTCCTACAAACATAGATGAAGCTGTTGAGATTATACAAAGACATACATATAAAAAACCACAAGGAATATTAGGTTCTCTTGGTAAAGGTATAGATAGTTATATCAAACCTATTCATACAAGATTAAAAGAAATTGCTCCATTTATAGGAAATAGATTAGGAAGATTTGAGTCGAATCTACATCAAAAGATAGCAAATTATTCTGCTAGAGTAGAGCCATTTTTTCAGAAGTTTAAAAGGCTAAACAAAAAAGTTAGAAAAGAATTATCTAAAGATATGTTTAATGGTAACTTTGATGAACTTATTACTAAACTTAACAAGATAAGTCCTCAATTAGTAGGTGATTTTAATCAAGTTCGTGGAGTACTAGATAATCTATATAATGAAATGGTAGATGCAGGAGTAAAAATAGATTATACTAAAAACTATTTTCCAAGAGATTTTGTGGATAGAGATAAGTTTATGAATTATCTTGCTGATAAGTATGGAAGACCACAAGCAAATAAACTTGACCAGCTTTTAGATGAAAGGGCTACTAAACTAGGGTTAAAAAGTTCAGGAGATTTGCCTGCAGATGAGTATGAAAAAATAGCTAGTAACTTTTTTAAAGGTAGAATGCCTGCTGGTTCTGCTGCTCCTAGTTTTACCAAACAAAGAAAAATTATGGAGTTGGTTGATGAAGATTTAGAATACTATCAAAATCCTGCTGATGCTATGTTAGATTACATTAGAGGTGCAGTTAATAATGTAGAGCAAAGAAGATTTTTTGGTGGTAATGGAGTATCCAAAGGTGGTATTTTGTTAGATATGGATGAGTCTATAGCTAACTTAAAACAAACTGAAAATTTAGGATTTAGGGCTAACGAAGTTAAAGATTTATTAACCGCTAGATTTGGAGGTGGTGAACAAGCTGTTGGAGCTGGAACATCATTTACTAAAAATTTAATTTATGGAACTCATCTAGGCAACATTGAATCTGCATTAGTTCAGGTTGGTGATATGGGAATTAGTGCATATGTTAATGGGTTTACTAATTCAATTATTAGTCTTGTAGAGCAAGCCGCAGGTAGATCAAAGATTACTCCTAAAATGTTAGGTTTAAACAACATAACTGCTGAAATATCTACGACTAAAGGTATGGCAAAAATGCTTGATAGTATTTTAAATATCAGCCAATTTCAAAGATTCGACCGTGTTGGTAAAACTACTCACATTAATGCAGCTTTAAGAAGAGCAGTAAATCAATTAAAAACTGAAAAAGGTACAGATGCTTTTAGAAGAAAATATGGCGGTGTTTTTGGCAGTGAGTTAGATAATTTAATTAATGACCTTAAGACTGGAAATATATCTGACAATGTAAAATATTATGCGTTTACTGAACTATCAGAAATTCAACCTATTAGCTTATCTCAAATGCCTGAAAAATATTTAAACATGAAAGGCGGTAGAATTTTCTATGCACTTAAATCATTTACATTAAAACAATTTGATTTAGTAAGAAAGACTATATTTCAAGAAGCAAGACGAGGTAACTATGCAAAAGCTGGATACAATGCAGTTAGATATTTAACATTTGTTACTGGTTTAAACACAGGTGTTGATACAGTTAAAAGATTAATGCAAGGAAAAGAGATAGGCATGGAAGAATTTAAAGACGACTATGTTAATAATGCTCTTAAAATTTTAGGTGCGTCAAGATATGTGACTGATAGATTAGTTGAAACTGGAAAAATCAATGAAACACTTATAGATATGGTTATGCCTCCATTTGATTTTATTGGAAACTTGTCTGCTGATTTATATGAGTTATCTGGATTAAAAGAAAATGAAGGATTACCATCTTTATCTGACAAACCACATAGATTTAAGTCTATTAAAAATGTTGTTCCATTGTTTGGTAATTTAATATACAACTATTTTGGTGGAGGTTTAGAAGATTATCAGAAGAAACAATATCAAGAGTTTAAGAAACGACAATGATATGGACACCGTTATACCTACCCCCTATAAACCTCTACAACGCACCAAGAAAGGACACTGATGGAACTGGATCACACAGAGGCACGACTGAACACTCATGAAGCTATATGTAAGGAACGCTATGAGTCAATCTGTGCGAGACTAACAAGACTTGAAAGAATCATGATCGGAATGACTGGCGGTATTCTTTTTGTTCTTGTCCATATTGCTCTTAAAATGTCATGAGAGAGCAAGCATTAATTGTTTCTGTCATACTTGTAATACTATTCTGGGCTGTTTATGCGTTTTCTGCTGACACTACTATCAAATATTCTGGGATGCCTGTCCCATCTGCTATGTCTCCTAGCATTAGTGCTT